ATGTATGTTTCTTTAATAAACTGTGCTTCTTCGTAACTAATAGGTAAGTCAAGTGTAACTCGAAGGTACATTTTAGGTTTAATAATGTCACTTTCTGGATCAAGTAACTTGCTTAGTGTAGTTGTACGATACTTAGGACAGTTCCACCAGTTGATATACTCGGGTTCTTTGCCATTTTCTTTGTCAAGGATCATCATTCCGCGTTCGTCATCCCATGCATCTGCATAGTTGTGTGGAAATGCGTTACCAATGTAATGAATTTTACCTTGCACCTGTCGCTTGTGGAAGTGACCACTAAACACATACTCTTGATTTTTAAAATGTTGCGGGCGTAGATCACCGTGGTCTGGCATTTGCACCATAGCATTCATATAAAAACTTGGAAGTTCAAAATGACCAAACATATATTTGGCTTTAATATTTTCAATTTTCTTCCATTCGTCGCCTACAAGCCACGGAACAAGTGCTACATCATCTTCTTCGTAGATTTCATCTACAAAAGTAACACCTTCAATGTGTTTGCCAAATATAGTTGAACTTACATCACGTTTGTCTTTGTAGTACAAATCGTGATTGCCTACAAACATATAAAAATTGTCAAATGCTTTGCCTAACTTTTCTAAACTACGAATAGTAGCATCCATAGTTGTTAGGTTAAGCGAATTACGATTGTGATGCCAGTCACCGCAAAAGATAGCGGTCTCGCAACCGTTTGCTTTTGCTTGTTCAATAAACCAATCTATAAATTCTTCGCAATCGTCGTTGTGTGCTCTACTGTTACCTTTTAAACCAAAATGTATATCTGTAAAGACAGCCGCTTTTTTAAACAAAATTTATTCTCCGTACTAAGTTATTGTATTTTAAAGTCTTTTTGTTAAGAAGTCAACCATAAATTACTTGCCTTCTTTTTCTCGCTTCATTGCGGCTTCCCATTCGCCTTGATGCTGTCTTGTATAACTTGGAGATAAGTCATTCATTTCAAGGATGTCGTCTCTAATGTTTTGATTGCGTTTTTCAATGTTGATAATACGTACAAATGAGTTTGTAACTGCCGCTGTGTAGTAAGCAAACGGGTTGTTTGATTTAGATTCATCAAATTGCAAACCGATTTGAGCAAGTTGTAGTATTGCTTGTCCTCGCATTTCGTCATTATAGGTATATCCTCTCACATTTCCTCGTGTTGCGTATCTTTCACACAGTTTCATCCACATTTTTGCAAGTTCATTAGTTGCTTTACCTGCTTTTGGATTAAATGCTCCATTTTCCATGCCGCCTTCCCAGTGACTTTTCCCTACAAGCACTAATTCTCCTTCTTCATTAAATTTATAGTGTTGAAAAGGCGGAAAATTTAGTTTTACTTTGGTGTCTGCAACGGTTTTTGGATTCTTTTTACGTCCTGGCTCATCTGGAATATGGTCAAACGTCATAATACGGAAGATTAGCTCTTCTTTTGTAATCTTTGTGTATGGAATTTCACAATCTGCTTGTTTTACTTTTTCGCCATTGGCTTTTCTGGTTGCATAATCTGCTTGTGAAAGTCTTTTTGCTTTGTTTCTTTTTGCTTCTGCAATAGTTCTAATGTTAATTTTTTTAACATCGTCTAAAATAATATCAAATTGATGATAATCAGGATCAACAAAACTGCAAAATGAGCTCTTAGATTTGTGTATCTCGGCTAAGAGGTCTTTGTTGTTCAAATAGTTTATTTTTCTCATAATTTCTCCATAATACTCGTATATTATAATATACGTACATTAAAAAGTCAACTAAATAATAACACAGGAGAAGAAAAAAATGTCATTTTTAGAAAACGTAGTTCAAAAAGTTGGTAACAACATAACAAATAACATAAAGCGTGAAATTGAAGACACCAATTTTGGCCGCGCACTAAGAATGGTTGGTATCTTAGACGGCGCCGAGCCTCAAGACAATAATTTTTCAGTAGCACGAGCGTTTGATCAAAATTCAAAGGGTGACTGGCGTGTAAGACTGTCTTTACCTCCAACAGGAACATTTAAAAGTAGTAATGTTTTAAATCCTTTACTTGAAACCAACGGCTTAGTTTTTCCATATACTCCGAGCGTGTTTGTTACTCATAGTGCAAATTATAACCAATTGCAACCGACTCATAGTAATTATCCCTTCCACATTTATTCTGGATCACAAGTGGATCAGTTTACAATTACAGGAGATTTTACAGTTGAAAATGCAAAAGAAGCAGAATATTGGGTTGCCGCAATTCACTATTTAAGATCTGTAACAAAAATGGCATATGGTGAAAGTTCTAACAAAGGCTCACCACCTCCAGTACTAAAATTAAACGGATACGGTTCTTTTGTGTTTAATAATATTCCGGTTGTTGTACAAAACTTTAACGTAACATTACCTAACGATGTAGATTATATTCCAACCAGAATGGCAGGCGAAGCATATGCTCCAACCAGATCAGAAATTGCAGTAGCTCTTGTTCCACAATACAGCAGAGATAAAGTTAATAAATTTAGTCTTGATAAATTTGTTGACGGCGGCTACATTGGAACAGGACAAGGATACTTATAATGGCAAAATATTCAGAATCAAGTCCTTGGAAAGATACAAGAGAAATAAGCGGACAATATCTTGGCATATTAAGCATTAGACCAGTTCCGTCTGAATCAGATGACATCGAATATGAAATTGGTCCGCAGTATACATATAGACCAGATCTATTAGCATACGACTTATATGATGATCGTAATCTGTGGTGGGTATTTGCTCAAAGAAATATGGATGTTCTTAAAGATCCAGTGTATGACTTTATTGCAGGTACAAAAATTTATCTACCTAAAAAATCAAATCTAATAACAGAATTCGGAGTTTAATATGCCCGAACCTCAAAATCAACAAGAACGTTTAAGACTCGCAGGGATAGATTCAGAAGACGTAGCCGAGCAAGGCGGCCTAAGTGAAGCATTGGCTCAGCCAGTTGTTCAATCGGCTAATATTACTCTTGATGGTTTAGGACAAGCACTTTCGGGACCTATGGCAGACGTTAAAGGTGCAATTAAATCTTTAGATAGACTTGGAGATGTAGTTAAAAATCCAGGAGCAGCCTTAGGAAATGCTATTGGCGGCGAATTTGGAAATATAGTAAGTGGACTATTAAGCGGTTCTGGGATAGCGTTTGGCGGCGGGATACAAAAAAATCCTTTGAGCAGATTTGCAAGTTATAATAATATTTTTACATTAGGAGTTTTGTCTACAGCAGAAGTTAATAACCCAGATTTAACTTATAGAAAAAGAGGCCCAAGCATTGTTATTTTAAAATCTGGCGGTACTGGAGGAAATCAAGTTAAAACACCTTTAGAAAAGGCAGCAGGAATTACAGGTGAATACTTTATTGATGATGTTGAAATTGGTTGCTTAATAGCTCCTAATCCAAAAACTAAACAAACAAATGCTACTAATATTAGTTTTAGAGTAATGGAACCTTATTCAATGGGTCAATTTTTAAAAGCAATGCATTCCGCGGCAATCCAAGGCGGATACAAAAATTACTTAGATGCACCATACCTTTTACAAATTGAATTTATTGGCTGGGACGATAATGGAAGACCTGTAAACGACTCTCGTTCTCGCCGAATGTTTCCTCTTAAATTTTCTAACGTAACATTTGATGTTGACGAAAACGGAAGTAACTACGAAGTTACTGCTATACCTTGGCATGAGCAAGCACTTACTGACGAAAGACAGCAAACTCCTAATGATACTGATATAAAAGGAACAACACTCCTTGAGCTTTTACAAACAGGACCTGAAAGTTTATCAACAATACTTAATACAAGAGAGCAAGAACAAGTTCAAGCAGGTAACAAAAAAGTTGCAGACGAATATGTTATTATGTTTCCTAAAGAATTAGCTTCAGCAACATCTCCAGGAGCAGAACAAACTGAGTCTAATCAAGGTGCAACTACATCAAGCACTCCGGCAAACGGCAGTGCAAGCGGTAATGCATCATCTGAAGAAAGAAATCAAGAATTATTTGATCAATTAACAGGTACGACTGGCGGCGATGTACCAGAAGATTTTGATGCTGAAGTTAGTAAAATTTTAGGCATTGTTGTTCGTCGAAGTCAGTTAGGAGAATCTATTAGAGAATCAGCTGAAAAAGAAGAAAACGTTAATGCTATTGGCAAAAGTAAAATTGTAAAAAGTTTCTTAGATGAAGGAACACAGTTTTTTGGTAAACCGGCATTTGTAGAAAACGAGGAAAATCCTGGAAATCTTAATAGAGCATTAATTCAAACTTCGGATGAAGGTCGACGAATAAACTTTAAACAAGGTACACGAGTACAAGATATTATTGAAGAAGCAATACTTATTTCAGAATACGGAAGACAATTTCCAACACAATCACCTGACTCTAATGGCATGAAACAATGGTTTAGAATAGAAAGTGATGTTTTTGCAATACCGGGAAATGACAATGTTGCACAAACAGGAACACAAGCAAAAATTTATGTTTATAAAGTTGTTCCGTTTCAAGTGCAAACATCAAGACTTACTTCGCCAACTCAGTCTCCAGCAGGATTTGCAGGATTACGAAATCAGGCTGTAAAAAAATATGATTACATCTATACTGGCGAAAATGACGACATTATAAATTTTGATATCAATATTAATACAGCATTCTTTAATGCTCTTAATGGCGATTTTGGTCAGTTAACACAGTCACAAAAAACACAAGGTTCTGGCGGAACTGTTGCATCACCGGATGCGCCTGTACACGGAGCCGCAGACGGCGACGAATCTAATTCTTCTTCTGCTGGCGTTTCTGGAGCACAATCTGTTCCAAGTACAAATACAGGAGAATCAGGTTCAGGACCGCAAAATCATCCAGAAACGCAAGTTGCAAGATCTTTTAATGATTCAATTGTAAATTCTAATACAGATTTAGTTAGTGTAGAATTAGAAATTTGGGGCGATCCTTACTATATTGCAGACAGCGGAATGGGAAATTATAGTGCAGGCAACGATTTAGGAAAAATTAATTTAACCACTGATGGCACTATGAATTATCAAAATGGTGAAGTTGATATAGAATTAAACTTTAGAACTCCAATTGATATAAGAGATCACGGGTCAATGAAATTTCCAGCAGGCGCTACAAAAGCGATCGGCGCTTTTAGTGGATTATATCAAGTAACACAGGTTACAAATAGTTGGAGTGGTAATCAATTTAAACAAACATTAAAAACAATTAGAAGAAGGAACCAGCCTGAAGACACTGGTGTTGTACCTCTTGATATTGCAATTGAAGCAGTAATTGAAAAAGGTATTGATGCAATTATTTCGCCTTTGGCTTCAGCTCCGGTAGCCGCGTTTAATGGTGCACTTCAAGATATTCAAGGTGAAATTGATGCGGCAGCGGCAACATTATCAACTGGTTTAGGAGGTGCTCTTGCTAATGGAGCAGTAGCACTTGACGCAGGAATTAACGAAGTAACTGGAAACTTAGCCGCAGCCTTAAAAGAAAATATTCCCACTATTCCTTCTCTTGATGTAGAAGGTTCGTTAAGTAGTGCATTAAGTGAAACACCTGTAAATGTTACAAATACTACAACAGATGCTCAGGGCGAAATTGATGATTTTGCAGAAGGACTATAATATATGGTAGATAAGGTTAATACTAATCAACAAGAACGTACATCCAGTGCTGGGTTTAAAGAAAAATTCCCTTCGCAACCTTGTATTGCTATTGTAAGAAATCATTTAGATAGCACATTTATGGGAAGTTTAGAAGTTGAACTATTAACAAAAAGTAATTCTGGTAACTCTACTAATGCCCCAGGACAATTATTAGTAGTCAAATATTTAAGTCCTTTTATGGGTGTTACATCACTTAATGGTACAACTGCAAACGAAGGAGCACAAAATAGTCAACGTAGTTATGGTTTCTGGGGAGTACCACCAGACATTAATTCAAAAGTTCTTGTAGTATTTGCAGAAGGCGGACAAGGATTTTGGATAGGATGTATTCCCGAAGAACATGTTAATATAATGACGCCAGATAGTTATGTTTCAAGTACATACAACGATACTGATCGTACTAAAAAATTACCTGTTGTAGAATATAACAAAAAGGTAGAAACAGGTCAAGGGCGTAACAGTACTAAATTTATAAAACCTGTAAACAAAGATGTATTAGATATTCTAACAGCACAAGGCCTTAACAGCGACGAAGTTAGAGGAACAACAAGTTCAAGTTCGAGAAGAGAACTACCGAGCAATGTTGTTGGACTAAGCAGTCCTGGACCAGCAGATCGCCGTCCAGGTGCACCAAGGGTGCAATATGGGGAAAACTTTGCACAAACACCAATGCCGCAAAACCGTTTAGGTGGAACAAGTTTAGTAATGGATGACGGAGATACAACTTTACTAAGAACAGTACCAGCAAAGGATGGCGCACCTGTATATAAGAATGTAGAAGCCGGCGAAACTGGAGGTGATCCTACACTACCTCATAATGAACTTTTTAGAATTCGAACAAGAACAGGTCATCAAATATTAATGCATAATACTGAAGATTTGATTTATATTGCAAATGCAAGAGGAACAACTTGGGTAGAATTAACAGCAAATGGAAAAATTGATATCTATGCAAAGGATAGTGTCAATGTTCATAGTGAAACAGATATAAACATTAAAGCTGATAAAAATATTAATATTGAAGCAGGTGAAGACATTAACTTAAAAGCAGGTAAAAACGGAAATCTTACAGCCGCTGAAAATACAAATATACGATCAAAACATCATTATGAAACAGCCGATCGTATTGATATGAACGGACCAGAAGCAACAGAAGCTCAAGCATCTCAGAGAGTTCCAGAACACGAACCTTGGGCAGGACACGAAAATTTACATAATTCTACAGTAACTACTCCAGATACATTTAGTCAAAGTAGTACAAGACCTGCTGATTCACAGCCTAATCAGCAAACACCAGATCAAGAACAAGATGAAATTGATGCAGCCGCAGATGATCTTGACGGAGACGGAGTTGAAGCAACTGAAACAACTACAGGAGTGCCAGCAGAAGTTGCTTCTGCCGCAGAAGCAGTTCAAGAAAGTTTAAGTATTTCTTCTGTAGGTGATTTAGTAAATGCAGTAGTAAGCACTGCTGAAAAAATTACACACGGAATTGGACAAGCAATAGTTGGAACTATTGATGCAATAGCAGGACCAAGTTTTTTAACAAACATTAAAAATGTTGGCGGCGAAATAATTCAAGATGTATCAACAGCGGCCGGAGATTTATTAAATTTAAGAACAACACTTGCTAAAGGACAGTTACCTACACCTATAAATCCAGCCAATAGTGCTGAAAGTTTATTTGGCGGATCTGAAGATAGACAATTAATAGCCGATGTTGGAGCAGGAAAATATAGCAATGGCGAAACAGTTACTATGTCTAATGGTGATAGATTGCGTGTAACAGAAGAAGATGGAAAATTTAGTTTAGTGAATTTTAATGTAGGTTAAATACAATATGAGCACAACAGAAAAAAATATTTACAAGCAAATAGTAGTACCGGGTAATCAGTCACAAAACGAAGTTCCGGAGCAGAGAGCATATAGAGGAATTAGTACTGTTGATCCTGATGCTTCTGATTTTGTGCTTTATGATATTGCTTTAATAAAACAAGATATTATTAATCATTTTCATATTAGACAAGGTGAAAAATTAAGTGATCCGGGATTTGGTACAATTATTTGGGACGTTTTGTTCGAGCCATTAACAGATCAATTAAAAGAAGCAATAGCTAATAACGTTACTCGAATAATTAACTACGATCCTCGAGTATCTGTTGAAGAAGTAGTAGTAGATAGTTATGAAAGCGGAATACAAATAGAGTGTACATTAACTTATAAACCATATAATATTTCTGAAAGTATGAAAATGAAGTTTGATGAAGATGCAGGCTTTGCAGTTAGAAATTAAGTGCGTATATAATTTAAAAAAATAAATACACTATAACGAGGAAAGCAACATGTCATCAACAGATAGACAAAACAGATTATTATTAGCGGAAGATTGGAAAAGAATCTATCAGTCATTTCGCAATGCAGATTTTAAGTCTTATGATTTTGATAATCTAAGACGCACAATGATTTCTTACTTACGTGAGAATTACCCAGAAGATTTTAACGATTATATTGAAAGTTCAGAATATCTGGCACTTATTGATATGATTGCTTTCTTAGGTCAAAATATTGCTTTCCGTATTGACCTAAATGCCCGTGAAAACTACTTAGAATTAGCAGAGCGCCGTGAGAGTGTACTACGTTTAGCAAGATTGCTTTCCTACAATGCTAAACGTAATAGAGCAGCCAACGGCTTACTAAGAATTGAAGCAGTAAGTACTACAGAAGAATTAACAGATTCTAACAATATTAATTTAGAAAACCAAACAATTCAATGGAACGACCCTTCTAATCCAGATTGGTACGAACAGTTTATTAGAGTTATAAATGCTTCGCTGCCAGTTAACGGAACATACGGTAGACCTATTAAAAAAGGTACTGTAAATGGTATTCCTACAGAACAATATAGAATGAATAGTACAAATACTGACGTTCCTGCTTATAGTTTTACTAAAACAGTTGACGGCAAATCAGTACCATTTGAAATTGTTTCTACAGATATTAACGACGGATCTATTGCAGAAGAAGCACCTTTTCCAGGAAATAATTTTGCATTTCTTTATAGAGAAGATGGCCGAGGAGTAGCAAGCTCTAATACAGGATTTTTTGCACACTTTAGACAAGGTAAAATGGATCAAGGACAATTTAATGTTTCTAATCCTTCTACAAGTCAAGTTGTTGCTATTGATGCAAGAAATATTAATGAAACAGACGTTTGGCTTTATAAGTTAGATAGTTTAGGTAATGAACAAGAGTTATGGTCTAAAGTTGATACAGTTGAAGGCAATAATGTTATCTATAATAGCCTTAATAAAAATATAAGAAATATTTACAGTGTTCTTACACGAATTGAAGACCGAATTAGTTTAATTTTTAGTGACGGTGTTTTTGGAAATTTACCGCAAGGAAATTTCCGAGTATTTTATCGTACAAGTAAAAATCAAAGACTTATTATTACTCCAGATAATTTAAAAGGAATTGCAGTTCGTATTCCTTACATATCCAGAGCAGGTAAAACAGAAACTGTTACACTAACATTTGCATTGAAATATACAGTTGACAATTCGTCAATTTCAGAGTCTAATGCAAGTATTAAAAGAAATGCACCATCAACTTATTATACACAAAATAGAATGGTTACGGGAGAAGACTATCAATTAGGACCTTTAACTGTAAGCCAAGAAATTGTAAAAGCAAAAAGTGTAAATAGAACTTCCAGTGGAATTAGTAGATTTTTTGATCTTGTTGATGCAACCGGAAAATATTCTACAACTAATCTATTTGGCACAGACGGTGCAGTATATAAAGATTACCTATCAATAAAAAACAGTTTTACATTTGATAATTTAACAGATATTGAAGGACAAATAGTAAACACAGTACAACCTATTTTATCAAGTATTAATATAAGAAATTATTACTATGATCAATTTCCAAAAATTTTAATTGAAGATTTAGGAGCAACATGGGTTCCATTAAGTAGCGATACTAATTATTTTACAGGACGTTTAGAAAACGCCGCAGGAGTATTAGTTAAAGTAGGCACATTTACAGGTTCTAATATGAAATTTGTAAAAGCAAATTCGTTACTTAAATTTGTTCCACGTGACGGTTATCATTTTCTTAATGGTAAAGAAGAACCAGGAGAACCAGATTATAGAGGCGGCACAAATTATAAATGGGTTAAAGTTGTTAGCGTTATTGGAGATGGAACAGAACAGCAATTAGACGGCACTGGACCAATTCTATTTAATGATGAAATTCCAGCTAATTCAAAATTAGTTGAAATACGAACAGCATTACCTTCAACACTTACAGATGATGTACAATCTCAAGTAACAAATCAAATTTTTGCATATAAAACCTTTGGCTTAAGATATTCAAGAAACGACGGAGAGTGGAGAGTTATAACAGAAAATAACTTAGACGCAAGCGGTAATTTTAGCACAGGTAAAACTGGAGATACAACAAACCAGCAATTAGACGCCAGTTGGCTATTAAAGTTTAACACAGACGGCGAAAAATATACAATAACTCATAGAGCTATGAGATATGTTTTTGAAAGTGATAAAGATATACGTTTTTATTATGATTCAAGCGACAAAATTTTTAATAACAAAACTGGAAAAATTGTAAAAGATAAAATTAATGTTTTAAACATAAACACTAAGCCTGATAGTAGTGAACCGTTTAACTTAGATTATACTTGGGAAATTGTCGAGGAATATCGTGATGCAGAAGGCTATGTAGATAGTAAAAAAATTCAAGTTAGTTTCTTTGATGATGATTCCGACGGTGTTGTTGATAATCCAGAAATTTTTGATGACATTGTAGATGAAACTACAAATCCAATAGATAAAGTTGTAGTACAAAAGAAAATTACAACAACCGACGGCGTAGAAGATTATGTTTATATTGACAAAAACAGTATTAATTTAAAAATACTTGAAACTAAAGAAAGTCTCGGAGCATTAAGTGCGTATGATGATCAAACGGTATTTTATTATATTAAGGAAGATATTTTTGAAGTACTTAACGGAACTACCAGCACATTGTCAATAACAACTGATTATAAAGCAAACATTGGCAGAGACGGATTAAAATTTCAATATATACATGCCGCAGATCAAAATAGTAGAATTGACCCAAGTGCAAGTAATATAATAGATACATATCTTTTAACCAGAGGTTATGATACAGAATTCCGTAAATGGATTGATGATGCTATAGCAGAAAAACCACTTCCTCCAAGTAGTGACACTTTATATTTGACCTATGCATCAGATCTTAATAAAATTAAATCACTTAGTGACGAAGTTATCTATCATCCAGTTAAGTACAAAGTACTATTTGGAAATAAGGCGTCTACAGATTTGCAAGCTACGTTTAAAGTTGTTAAAAACCCAGACTTAGTGTTAAACGATAACGAAATTAAATCAGAAGTTATCAGTGCAATTAATAAATTCTTTGCATTAGATAATTGGGACTTTGGAGAAAGATTCTACTTTAGCGAATTATCAACATATGTAATGAATCAACTGGCGCCAAAAGTTGTTACTTTTGTAATTGTTCCGGTACAAGAAGATCAAACATATGGTTCTTTACAAGAAATTAAATCTGAATCAGATGAAATTTTTATCAGCGGTGCAACAGTGCAGGATATTGAAATGATTGATGCTATTACAGCAGGAAGATTAAAGGCATCAGGTGCCTTAACTACAGGAATAGAAAATTCTACTACTGGAATACAGAGTAGTACATCTATTATTAGTACAGACAACAGTGGAGGTCTTAGTTACTAATGGCTTATAATGATGATCAAAAACCGCAAAATTTACCAGCAGGAAACACTACTCCTCGTAGAAAAAGTGCTGATCACTTACCTCGATATTTTAGAACAAATGTAAACAATAAGTTTTTATCGGCTACAGTTGATCAATTAATTCAGCCTGGTGTTGCTGAAAAACTAAATGGATATTATGGTCAAAAAAATGCTAAAGGATACCAAAAAGGCGACTTTTATATAGGTGATGTTTCTAAATCAAGAGAAGATTATCAACTTGAGCCAGTATCACTTGTTAAAGACGATCTTAATAATATAGATTTTTATGCAGATTATAACGATTATATTAATCAATTAAATTCGTTAGGATCTGCAATTGATGATCATAGTGTTTTAAATAGACAAGAATATTATGCATGGAATCCACATATTGATTGGGATAAATTTGTAAATTTTCGAGAATATTATTGGCTACCTAATGGTCCGCAAACTATACAAATTGCTGGAGAAACTGACGAGGTAACTAAAACATATCAAGTAACCAGTGTTAACAACGGTGAACATTATGGATATGTATTCAATCCAGACGGTCAAACTCAAAATCCAACATTAACGTTATATAGAGGTGTTACTTATAGATTTGAAATTGATGCATCAGGAAATCCGCTATCTTTTAGAACAAGAAAAGAAACAGCACCAATATTTAGACCAAACATAAGTTATTTTAGAGGAGACAAAGTACAATATGAAGGCTCAATATATTTGTGTACTGATAATCACAATGCAGGTAATGAGCTTGACATAGAATTTTGGGATTTAGACACTACATTTAATTTAACTACTAATGTTTCTGCACAAAGTATTGATAATGGAGTTATTGAATTAACTTTAGATGCAAGTACGCCTAATTTAATTTACTATATGTCAGATAATGATGTATTTGCCAGTGGAACAATTAATGTATTAGACTTAGTAGAAGCATCGTCTATTAATGTTGAACAAGAAATTTTAAAATTAAAAACTTATACTACAGGAACTGGAGTATCGTTGTCAAATGGTATGAAAGTAGAATTTGTAGGAAATGTAACACCTGAAAAGTATGCAGAAGGTGCATGGTATGTAGAAGGAGTAGGTTCTGAAATTGATTTAATATCAGAAGTTGATTTAAGTACACCGAGTGCATATACTGATGATATAGAAATAGGATTTGATAATGACGAAAACGGCTTTGGAGTTTTACCGTTTTCCGAAGCAGTTGGATATCCATTAAACAAAGATTACCTTACTATAAACAGAGGAAGTCGAGACGGAAACTTATGGTCTAAATATAATAGATGGTTTCACAAAGATGTTATTGAAAAATCAGCAGAAGCAAACAAACAAGTATCTAACATTGATCAAAGTCAACGTGCAACACGACCTATTATTGAGTTTAACGCTAATTTAAAATTATATAATTTCGGAACTAAAAGAAAACTAACAATAGACTTAGTTGACTCTTTTACTAAAGATGTTTTTAGTACTATTGAAGGCTCTGTAGGTTATAATATTGACGATGTTGATGTTACTAACGGAATGAGAATTCTGTTTACAGCAGATCCAGATCCACGAGTTTACGGAAAAATATTTGAAGTTAAATTTATAACTTTCCAAAACAAGAGACAAATTACATTACAAGAAACTGAAGACACAGACCCATTACTTAACGAAGTATTATTATGTAATCAAGGTACTGTTAATAGAGGTAGAATGTTATGGTTCGATGGAAGTGTTTGGAAATTAGCACAACAAAAAACTGAGATTAACCAAGCACCTCTTTTTGACGTGTTTGACGAAAACGGAAATAGTTATTCAGATACAGAAGTATTTGATTCTACAACATTTGCTGGAACAAAAATATTTTCTTATGCACAAGGGTATGGAGCAAATGATACAGAGTTAGGATTTCCGTTAGAATACAGATCAATAGAAAATGTAGGCGATATAGTTTTTAAATTTAACTTACTTGATGATGTTATTAATTGTGCTTATATTGGTGAAGATGTAATAACTAAACCTTTGTCAGTTGGATATATTAGACAATATCCTAAAAGAAATACTTGGAAAACATTAAGTGGTTGGACTAAGGCAAGTTTATTAAGTAATCAGCCCGTCATTAGACAATATATTAATGATAACACAAGAACATTTTTTACACTTGATGTTTATGAAAATAGTGCTTTGTTAGATGACTTATGGTTAAGAGTTTTTGTTAACAATAATTTAAAATTTGAAAATACAGATTTTACTATAGGATCAGACAATAATAATAATTTAACAATTACATTTAACTATGAATTATCTGAAGGTGATGTAATTATTCTTAAAACAAGATCGTCTGCGGAAAAAACACAATACGGCAAATATGAAATTGCAAGTAATTTAGAACGAAATCCGTTAAACCAAGATATTACAGAATTTACATTAGGTGAAGTTAACGACCATGTTGGTACTATTATAGAAGAATTGACTACGTTTTCAGGAGTGTATCCTGGATTTAGTAACCTAAGAGATTTAGGCGAAGTGTCTCAATATGGTAAAAGAATTGTAAAACATTCGTGTCCAATAAATTTACCTTTATATCATATAGTTGATAAAGAAGCTAATATAGTTAAATCATTAAAATTTGCACGTAGAGAATACGGAAAATTTAAAAGATCCTTTTTACAAAAAGCAAATGATCTTGGATTTAGCGGCCCTGTTAAAGATCATGTTGATTTAATTTTAAACGAATTAACAAAAGATAAAATAAAAACAATGCCGTTTTATTTTAGTGATATGGTTCCTTTTACAGGATCTGTAAGATCAACAACAGAAGTTTTAGATGAAGAAAATAACTTCTTTGCATTAAACAAAATTTATAATTTTTCACAACCAAGTTCAGATGCAGTACAAGTGTATCTTAACGGAATTCAATTAATATTAAACAAAGATTATACATTTAATGATCAAGGGTTTGTAATTATCACAGCAAATAAATCGCCAGGCGATATTATTGATATTTACGAATACGAATCAACTAACGGAAGTTATGTTCCACCGACTCCTACAAAATTAGGAATTTATCCAAAGTATGAGCCTAAAAAATATATTGATAACACATACTTAGAACCTCAAGAAGTAATACAAGGACATGATGGAAGTATTACTGTTGCATATGATGATTTTAGAGATGACTTAATATTAGAACTTGAAAAAAGAATTTATAATAATATTAAAGTTGACTATGACCCTGATATGTTTGACATCTATGATTACATACCAGGACATAGTAGAAATACAGGAATAGAACAATCACAAATTAACGATTCAATGATTAGTGATTTTATTCAATGGATTCAATTAGTTGACGAAGATTATACAAACAATACATTTTTTGAAAGAGAAAACTCGTTTACATTTAATTATACAGGAGTGTTTGATCCGCAAGATAGACCGTTAAACGGTTGGTGGAGAGCAGTTTACAAATACGCTTTTGATACAGACCGTCCTCATACACATCCTTGGGAAATGCAAGGGTTTAGTATTAAACCAGATTGGTGGGAAGACCAATATGGGTCTGCACCTTACACAAGCAATAACCTATTAATGTGGGAAGATATTGAAAAAGGCATTGTGCGTTTTCCAGATACTCCAGGGGTAAGTGTTCCTAAATTTGCAAGGAATAATATAACAAATAATATACCAGTAGACGAAGACGGAAATCTACTAAGTCCAGTTTATAGTAGTTTTGTTAAAAGTTATAACACAACTGAGTTAAATCGTAATTTTGTTTTTGGAGATCATAGTCCAATTGAAACAGCTTGGAGGAAAGGTTCTGAATACCCATTTTCATTAATTACTGCTTTGGTTTTAAACCAGCCAGCAAGAACATTTGCGTCAATATTTGATAGAGTTAGACAGACAAAAAATTTATTAGGTCAAAGAAATTATCTTGGTCCTAATGAACATATTACTTTACAGAAACTTGTTTTTCCAAATGACGTTAATGAAACTAACAGAGTATTTACATCTGGTTTAATTAATTATGTTTACGATTATTTGGCAAGTAGTGTTACTACTACTTTTAATAATTATAAAAATCGTTTATCAACAATTAATAACCAACTTGGATTTAAAATTGGTGGTTTTACTACCAAAGATAAATTTAAACTAATATTAGATTCAAGAACACCTTTAAATAAAGGTAATGTTTTTGTACCAGAAGAAAACTATAATATTTTCTTAAACAAAAGTTCACCTGTAAAAAGTATTACATATAGCGGTGTAATTATAGAAAAACAAAGTTTTGGTTTTATTGTAAGAGGCTACGATCAAGTAGCGCCGTATTTTACATATAATCCTGCAATACCCTTACAAAATGATCCTCTTATTAATATTGGAGGAATAAATGCAAGTTTTGTTGAATGGGATAGTAGAAAAACTTATGTTGCAGGTGCAATAGTACAGCATCAAAATAGTTTTTATAGAGTTGTAGAAACACACGACAGCGGTCAAGAATTTGACGAAACTAAATTTGTAAAAATTCCTGAATTACCAGTACAAGGCGGCCGCGAAGCGTATTTTAGAAAAGCATTTAAAAACAACTCAGAAAGATTGCCATACGGTACTGTGTTTAAAAATATACAAGATTTAGTTGACTTTTTATTAGGATACGGTTATTGGTTAGAAAAACAAGGTTTTGTATTTGATTTTTATTCAGCAAAAGACGAATTTGTTTCTAATTGGCAAACAAGTGCAAAAGAATTTATGTTTTGGACTACACAGAATTGGAATGCTGGTAGTGTAATTACATTAAGTCCGGGAGCATTTCAAATTAAATTTATTAGTGAATATTCTGTAGTTGATGATATTTACGATACATTTTATGGATATAGTTTATTAAAAGCTGACGGCAAAAAGTTACAACCAGAAAATGTTACGTTAACAAGAGAAAATCCAAAAGAATTTATTATTAAACCTAAAGCAACAGAAGACGGAATTTATTCTGTTCGCTTGTCGTTAGTACAAAAAGAACATGCTTTGATTATAGATAATAAAACAGTATTTGGCGATATTATTTACGATCAAGAACCTGGTTATAGACAACAAAGACTTAAAGTTTTAGGATATAGAACAGATAATTGGGACGGAAGTTTAAATATTCCTGGGTTTGTTTTTGATAACGCCAAAATAACTGAATGGAAACCATGGCAGGATTATGCAATTGGAGACCTTGTAAAGTATAAAGAATTTTATTATAGTGCAAAAAATAAAGTAACAGGAACAGAAGTATTTGTAGCTTCGGAATGGGTTAGGTTGTCTGAAAAACCCGAAATGGGTCTAATTCCAAACTTTGAATATAAAACTAATCAGTTTGCTGATTTTTATGACTTAGATACAGATAATTTTGATGTTGAACAACAAAAATTTGCACAGCATCTAATTGGATATCAAAACCGTGACTATTTGGCAAACATTATTAATGATGATGTTAGTCAGTACAAATTCTATCAAGGAATGATCCAAGATAAAGGTTCAAAGAACGCTCTTACTAAACTTTTTGATGTTCTTGGCAGTGCAGACAAAGACAGTTTAGAGTTTTATGAAGAATGGGCAATTAAACAAGGTCAATACGGTGCGGCACAAGGGTTTGAAGAAGTTGAATTTATTTTAGATGAAGATCAGTTTAAATTACAGCCTCAAAGTGTAGAGTTAGTAAATCAAATTCGAGGTGACGAAACAGACTTAGTTTATAGAATACGTCCGTTTGAAGTATTTTTACGTCCAACCGATTATGATCATAAACCGTTCCCAACAACATATGTTGATAAAACATATACAAAAAATAGCGGCTATGTTAATCCAGAAGACGTTGACTTTACAGTTTCAACATTTGATAATATTACAAACATTGATTATACTAAATTATCATACGGAGATATTGTTTGGGCAGGAAATGTTGGATTAGGATGGGATGTCTATTTGTATACAAGTGCAGACATTGTTTTAGAATCTGTAAGTGCAGAAAAAGAATTTGTATTTAAAACATTGCCTACAATGTTTAGCGAAGGCGACATTATTGGTATAGAATATACCGATGCTGAAGGAGTAGAAGTTAAAGAACTTGCAAAAGTTACTCAAGTTCTTAATAATAAAATTAAAGTTAATAATACATCTGCTCAAGAGTCAGAAACAATAACTAATCCGATTATTTCAAGGTTTATTAGTGTGCGTGTAAAAGACTTTGACGAAGCTTCTAAATTAGTCCAAACTTTTAAAACAAATATTGGAAAGATTTGGATTGATGAAGATTTAGATAAAAAATGGAGAGTTATAGAGCAGAAAGCCTCATTTGAAGAGCATCAAGTTATATCAAATACTGAGTCTGGATTACGTAATCAATATGGGATTTCAATAGACGCAAGTGATAATAATACACTTTTAGTAGTTGGCTCGCCAGATGACGATGACGGAAAAGTTTTTGTTTATGTTAGAGCTGGTAACTCAGGTGCTTACTCGCTAAATCAAGTTGTAGAACCAGAGTTAGGAATTGCAGATTCTAATCAAAAATTTGGAGCATCAGTTGCAGTTACTGATAATGGAAGATATTTAATAGTTGGTTCTCCTGAAGCATCAAATGTTCGTAGTACATTTAAAGGCGATTATGATAGCTCTCAAGATTATAGCCAATTTGATATTGTTACTTACAAAGATAATAATTGGCAAGCAACAAAAGACATCGAAGGCGCCGAAGTAAACATTAATTTTGGCAGTTTTGAATCAGTACCTGAAATATTAAGAGACTTGGGCCAAATAGAAAGTAACGCCGATATTAAACCTGCGCTACTCACAGGTGATTATCCTTTCACAAATATTAATACAGATCACTTTTTAATTAAAGCACCGTTTGATATGTATGAAGGGTCTGGAATTGGCGATACAGTAAAATTAGTTTGGAATAAATTAACCCAAGCAAACCAAGATATTGACACATTGCAAGAAGTTTTACCTTTTGCTGATCAAGTACCTGATTTAAGTGCTGAATTTTTAACTGCTGGACATATTATTTCTGAAAAAATTGATAGTATTCTTTATGTTGAAAATAGTAATACTATTCCATTAGTAGGTCAAATTGTAGAAACACAAACTGGATTTGGTGAAGTTTCTTATACGTTTAATGACGGTGCAAAAGCAACAATTTATATTAAAAATCAAAACGGTACATTTGGATTCTTTGGATCGTTAACTACAAGCATTGGTGAATTTGTTGGTGAGTATGTTACTGTTGCACCAAATGATACTGTAGCCGATGCAGACGAAAAATGGGGCGGTTACTGGAGAGTTGAAAAAGCACCTTATCTTGTAAGTTCTATAAATTCTGATGTAGGACGAGGTTTAGTTTACACTGATGTTATTCCGTCTGGTAATCCTGATCCAAATAGATTTTACTATAATATTTTAAATTATCAAACTGATATATCTTCAAGTTTAGATTCAATTCATAGTCAAATTACTACATTAAGTTATCGAGGTAATCCTGGCCCAGGCGGGGTAACAGATGACTTTGAATCGTCTTTATGGGTAGCAAGAGCACCTAAGCCGTTAACGGATGTGTTAAATGTAGTTGCTCCAGGAGATCAAAGTAATGATACTGTTGATTTCTTCTATAATGATTTGCCTAATTATAATACAGGTAATTTTAATAATCCAGAAGATATTGGTCTTGGCGTTGAGCAAATGAATAAAACGCACACAATATATGATGTGTGGGATGGATACATTGATTTTAGAATAACTAAAAACTTAGGCGGAATTCCAATTGAACCTAAAGTTGGACTTACTGTTAGAGATGTTACTAATCTTGGAACAGCCGAAGTTATGTTTTATCAAAGATTTGATACAAATAATGGTAGAATATATGTTAAAAATGTTACAGGTAACTGGGCAGTTGGTAATTTATTTGGCGAAAACAGAGAAATTGAGTTTTTAGCAGATGGTTCTGGAGATGCACTTTATGATCCAATTTCGGGATCTCGTGTTTTTGGTCAGATTGAACAAAGAGCATTTCCGTTAGATGAAGCAAATATTGGTAAACTTGTGGTGTTTGATAACTCTGCAACTATTAATGTTCAAGATGTTGATGCTGATGTAACCACAAAAGAAGACACTATTTTAGATAACGAATATTGGTTCTATAGAGAAGAAACAGTATTAGGTATTGCTCGTCCTGCAAACATTCCTACTATAGCCAATAACGATTGGGAATTAATTTATAACATTCCTGCATCTATTGACGGTGTGCAAAGTGGACTTACAAAAGAAGGAATGTTTTCTATCTACGAAAGAAAAGGTATTGGAGCATTTGTAAAACTTAATTCGTTTACAGTTACAGAACGCGGCAACAATCAATATTTAGGTAGTGAATTAAAAGTTTCAAATAATAACGAATTCTATAGACTAATTGTTAAACAAACAGGTGACGGAACAAATACAAATCCTGGCAGACTTTATATGTTTAACAATGGTGAATTTAACGGTATTGACTACGGCTGGGAATCAGCAAGAGATAAAAATTATAGAGGCCCATTTGACGATACAACATTATATTATCCACAAGAAATTGTTTATTATAATAACAAGTTATATCAGGCAGAGATACTAAATGGACCTGGAACATTTGATGTAAGAGATTGGAATGAATTAGATCAAAATGTTAATTACTTAGGATTTATTCCAAATAGATCAGCAAACATTGTAACAGATGCAGATCAAATTATTGAAGACGAAAATTTATTAGAATTTGCAAGAGCTTATGATATAAGCAAAGACGGTGAAGTAATTGTTATAACAACAACATACAATGAAAATGCTGAAAATACTGTAGAAATTTATCGTAATATAAATGGACTATTTTATAGAGATCAAACAATATTATCACCAAGTAAATTAACTCAATATGGAAGTAATATTGCATTAAGTAATGATGGAAAATTAATTGCAGTAGGCGCACCATACAATGATGATGAAGGATTAGACCATGGTACTGTTTATGTTTATAAACAACAAGATGGATCTTTCTTAGAGTCACAAAAACTTTATAGTCCAAAAGATGATAAAACAGAATTGTTTGGATGGTCAGTTGACTTTGATGGTGATAGACTTATTATTGGTTCTGCTAACGGAGATTCGTTAATTACAACTACTTTTGACGGAAGCAGTGTTGGAAATGAAAAACCAGTTACTACATTTGACAAAGAATTTACTACTTTTAAAAATATAACTCAAGATACAGGAAACATTAGAGTATATGAAAGACTAAATGACTATATGTTATATTCACAAACTATTGATTTTGATAGAGATAACGTTAGTTTATTTGGACGTAGTGTATTATTAAGAAAAAACCATGTTTATGCAGGACTACCAACATTTAAGTCAGGCATATATACTGGCGCAGTAGTTGATTATAGATTAGACGATAATACTACAATATGGGAAAATCTTCGTGTAACTAAAAATCCTGTAGATGTTAGCAAAATTAAACGTGCTGTATTATACAATACAAAAACAAATACTATTCTTCAGTATATTGATTATATAGATGTACTACAAGGAAAAATTGCAGGACCAGCAGAACAAGAGTTGACATATAAAACACCATATGATCCTGCAACATATAATACTGGTATTGCTCCAAATACTGACAAAACAAATAGCTGGGGAGAAGCCCAAGAAGGTCAACTATGGTGGGATTTAACAAATGCTAAGTTTAGAAATCCTTATCAAGGAAATGTAATCTTTAGTTCAAATAATTGGAATTCAAGTTTTTCAAATCAAAATTCTATCGATGTTTATGAATGGGTAAAATCAAAATATCTTCCAAGTGAATGGGATGAAAAATCTGGTACAAATGAAGGTTTGAAGCAAGGTATAACTGGCAAAACAAGATCAGGCGACGATGCTTATGTTCTTAAACGTGTATATGATACTGCATCAGGTACCTTTACTAATTATTATTATTACTGGGTAAGAAATAAAACTACATTACCTGCTATTGAAGATAGAAAAACAACTGCAAGAGATGTTGCAAGATTAATTAGAGACCCAGCAAATGAAGGCTATAAGTTTATTGCACTAATTACTGAAAATGAATTTGCCGTATTTAACTGCGAAAACATATTAAGTGATAGAGATATTGCATTAAGTATACAATATTGGACCATTGAAGATCAAAATATTAATATACATAATCAATATCAAATTATTACCGAAGGATTAGAGACAAGTCTTCCAAGTACTGACATTCAAAGAAAATGGTTTGATAGTTTAGTTGGCTACGATGAGAAAAATAGACAAGTACCTGCTCCGGAATTAAGTGCAAAAGAAAAATATGGTATTTTAAATAAACCAAGACAAGGATGGTTTATAAATAGAGAAGAAGCACTTAAAGAAACAATTGAAAGAATTAATAGTGTTTTAAAAGACAACCTAATTAGTGATGATAAAGATATTACTAATCTTACAGACATAGATCCAGAGCCAACTAAGTCATCTAAGGTCTGGGATAGAAGTGTAGATACAAAGATTGAATTACAATTTGTTGGTGTTGCTAAAGCAGAACAAGCAACACTGGAACCTGTTGTCGAAAACGGAAAAATTGTTCGTGTAAACATTACTAACGGCGGTCGAGGCTATTTGCAAGAACCAACAGTTACAGTTTTAGGAACAGGTAAAGATGCAGAAATTAAAACAGTAATTAACAATCAAGGCACTGTTACAGATGTTATTATTGAAAATGCTGGAACTAACTATGCACAAGATAATACAAGATTAGCAGTTAGACGTTATACGGTATTAGTTAAAGCAGACGAATCATTAAATAACAAATGGGCATTATACGAAAGAGATACTGTTGCTAAAGAATGGATTTTAGTTGAAAGTCAAGCATACGATGTAACTAAGTATTGGGATTATATTGACTGGTATGCTCCGGGGTACAATTCATTTACAAAAATTGATACAGTAATTGAACAATCATATGATTTAAGTAGACTAAATGATAGTATTGGTGATATTGTAAAAATACAAACAGTAGGTACAGGCGGCTGGCTACTGCTTGAAAAGATTAATAATCAAGAAGGCGAAGACTATTCAGTAAATTATAAAACTATTGGTAGAGAAAACGGTACTATACAATTTAAAGAAACTTTATATAATGTTGAAGATTCTAAAGTTGGATTTGACACTACTAATTATGATGCCTTAACTTTTGATAGTCTACCAACAACAGAAACAAGAATTATTTTAAACACTATTAAAGACAATGTCTTTATTGAAGAATTAGCATTAGAATATAATAAATTGTTTTTTGCAAGTTTGCGTTATGTTTTTGCAGAACAAAATTATGTTGATTGGGCATTTAAATCGTCGTTTATAAAAGCAAAACATAATGTTGGTGAATTAGAACAAAAAGTAAACTTCCAGAACGATAATCTTCCAAGTTATGAAGAATATATTAAAGAAGTTAAACCATTTAAGACTAAAATTAGAGAATATCTAAGCTCTTACGAAAGTACTGACGTTGCAGGAAATAATGTATCAGATTTTGATTTACCTGCAAGATACGTTTTAACATCAGACGGAATTGAACCATTAAGAGTTAAATCTTATAATACAGGAATTGTTGCAGACAATCCTGAAGAACTTGAAAATTATCCAAATAAAAACTGGATTGATAATTCTGGATATAAAGTTGTTAAAATTGAATTAGATGATCCAGGTCAAGGATATACATCACCACCTACTGTTACAATTGAAGGAAATAAAGGTGCAGTAGCAAAAGCGTCATTAGGTAAAAATGGTTCTATTAGCGGAATTCGAGTATTTGATCAAGGAGAAGGATATCTTGAGTCGCCAAAGATTACACTAAATGGTTCTATTTCTCCTGGAGGAAGAGAAGCAAGTGCATATGCTATTATAGGAAATAGTCCTGTAAGAAGTATAAAAACAATCATAAAATTTGATAGAGTATCTGGAACATATGAATTTGTAAATTTAGACACAATACAAAACTTTGTAGCATCTGGATCTATAATTACATTTGATTTAGATTGGCCTATGGATTTAAGAACAACAACTGTTCGTGTTTTTGAAAATGACGACGAAGTCCTTGCAAGACGTTATACATATTCTAACCAACTTGATAAATCTAAAGGATATGATAGATACTTGGGTCAATTAAAGTTTGTTGATCCACCAGTTGCAAATTCAAACATTAGAATTGAATATTCTAAAGATATAAATTTATTAAAAGCACAAGATCGTATTAATTTAGCATATCAACCAACTGGCGATAACTTTGGTAAAACATTAGGACAACTAATGGACGGCGTTGACTACGGCGGAGTTCAAGTAAGATCTTTTGATTTTGGCGGAACAACTGGCTGGAATACAGCACCGTGGATGACACAGGGTTGGGACGTATTTGACACTGCATTTGAAGATGAAATATTCTTATTTAAAACAGTAATAATAGAATTTGATTCGCCAATTAGTGTTAGACCTAATGAAGTACTAACACAAAACAATACACTTGCATCAGGTAAAGTAATTGGATCTACCGAAACAACTGTAACATTGCAAGCAGACTTTGATTCTAATTTTTCAACAGAAGATGAAATATATGGAGAAGATAGTACGCTAATTGGCGCAGATAGCTCTGTTAGAACACCAATTAATGTTAGTAATACATTACCTTTAAACACTCCGCTTGAAGAAGGAATAGAATATAATGTTTACAGAACAGCATATGATGCTAATGGGCAAGTCTTAACAAATTATAGAGTTGATGATTCTGAATGGGACGGCTCTACAGTAGGTACACAGGATAATCCGTATGCAAATATGCTACCAATACAAGGAAATCAAGAAACTGAACTTGATGTTAATGATTTAGGTGTAGATACTGAATTACAAACAGGAGAAGTAAGACTTGCAATAGTAATTCGTAAAGTTACTTCAGACGGATCGTTTATTCCTGATCCAGATAGTTTTGACACATCAATTGATGGCGGCAATTTAATATATGGAACAGCTACAGGATTAGATTCTGCAGATATTAATATTGACGGCGACGGATTTGTTACGCCAACAACATCTAAAGGTCCTGAAGAAATTGTTCCAGGACAAACATTAGACACTGTAGATATCCAAGTTTACGAAAAACCATCTGGTGGTAGTAGTCAAATTACTTGTAGAAATTATATTGGTAATGGAGTAAAATCTAATTTTGACATAGGAACACCAATAGGTCAATTTGCCAACTTGTTTGTTAAAGTTGATTACACAGTAATGAACACAAATGATTATACAGTAGACGTTGCAACTAATCAAGTAATTTTCTTTAATCCGCCTGCAGATAATTCAAGAATTAATATTATTAATCTTGGAGTTAGTGCAACAACAATTTTAGATATTGATACATTTATTGGTAACGGAACTACAATAGATTTCTTAACTAATGCAAGATTTGAAGATAATGCAAACGGATTAGTAACTGTAGATGGCGAAGTTGTAGACATAACTTTAGTTGAGTCCGATGACACATACGAAAATAGTGGTAATTTTGTAGTAAGATTTGCTACGCCGCCTAAAGATGGCGCAATTATACAAATGATGTTAGCAGTAGGCGGCGTTGAAATATTCCAGCAATACAGTACTGTAAATATTGATACATTTACTGCCGATGGAAGCACAACACAATACGAATTGTCTCAAGCACCATTTGAACAACAGCCAGAAAGTGCTTATGTGTTAGTTAAAGTAAACAATAAGATTTTAGATCCTGGTTATAGTCAAAAATTTGAAGTTACTACTGCACTAAGAGAATACCAATTAGATTTAACACAAATTCCAACTGCAACAGTTAACTCTTTTGACTTGGCAGTATACCTAAACGGTATTGAACTTGAGTATTTACAAAACTGGACATTTGAAGGCGCAGGATCGTTTAATCCAAATGTACCTCCTCAATCGCAGCCAGGTAGCACTGTTACACTTGCCGCAGGTATTGGCGAAGATGGTGATGAATTAACAGTATATGTTCTTACTTCGGGTGAATACAGAATGGGGTATTATGAACAAGATAATACATATGTTAAAACGCCAAAAGTATTAAACTTAGATAATGCATTTAGCGAAGATGATACTATTACAGTTTACCAATTTAGTAATCACGATAGTCAAGGTTTTGAAAGACAAAGTTTTGAAGTTACAGAAAAAACTGAAACTACACCTGGTACTAAATTATATTACGATTTTAAACTACTTGAAAAAGGCTATATTACATTACGTAAACCTGCAAGAGACGCAGAATATGTTTGGGTAGTTAAAAACGGCGATTTACTATCTCCAAGTGTTGATTATAGTATTACTTCAAATAGACGTTATGTTAAATTAGTTCAACAACCAAACGAAGGTGACAAACTACAAGTATTACATTTTTCTGATAATACAGTAGTTGATAAGTTTGGCTGGCGTCAGTTTAAAGACATTCTTAATAGAACTCATTATAAACGTCTTGAAGAAATTTATCATTTAGAAGAGCCATTAAATTGGTATGATAAGACAATTAAAGTTGTTGATGGTAACGGATTACCAGAGCCTGAAGTTGGAGCAAAATATCCAGGCGTTATCTTTATTGAGGGTGAGAGAATTGAATACTTTAGGAAAGTAGGTAACGAACTATTACAACTTCGCAGAGGAACACTTGGAACAGGTGTTAAAGATGTTTATGACGCTGGCACAATGCTTATGGAACAAGGTGTTGATACTACATTACCATACAAAGACGAAGAAGAAATAATTACAGTTACATCTTCTGGATTTAGTACTGGAAGCGACAGTTATGAAAACAGTCCAGGAATGGGCGTAACCAGTATTACATATGACTTTAATAATAATACGGCATTTCCATTAGGCGGACAAGTAACAACAGTTATTGGAACAGGATTTACAGATAGGGTAGAAATTTACGTTGGAACAACAAAATGCGAAGCAACATTTATTTCAGAAAATGAATTAACCTTTGTAACTCCTGCACTACCTGTTGGATCATATGACTTGATTGTTGTAAATCCGTTTACAACTGTACCTATTGATACTCCACAAACAAGTTTTGTTGTTCCTGGAGGTATTAAATATGTTCAAATTTTATTACCATTTGCACCTATTCCTAACCCAGCAAGTGCAACAGATTGGTATAAAGACACTATTCCAGAAGAATATTGGGAAGCACAGGATATTGAAGTTTTCGTAGCTGGTAGGCGTTTACGTAAAACTCCGATAAGTAAGTATAATTACGATGCACAAGATAGTCCAGAAGGGGACATAATCTTAGAGGCAGAGTATGCTGTAAATAAAAATATAGGAGCATATGTGCGTTTAACAACTCCACCACCAGAAGGGACAACAGTAACTATTATTAGAAAGATCGGTACAACATGGTCTGACAGAGGAACTACTATAGCAAATAGCGATTCTAACATTGCTAAGTTCTTACGTGCTAAGACAACTGAGCTACCACGATAAATAGTATAGCAGGAAAATAAAATGGCAGACAAATTTAAAGATTTTAATGGAACACTGATACAAGGTCATATTAAGATAACTGACCCAGAATCAGGAAAAGTTATTGTAGATAAGCGTAATGCTATCCACTACGAAAACATGAGTATTTCGTTAGCTGAATCATTAGCTAATAATGGTAGCGGCTGGATATACGAAATGAGCTTTGGTAATGGAGGAACATCAGTGGATCCTACAGGTATTATTACGTACCTTACTCCTAACAGTACTGGAACAAATGCAAGTTTGTATAATCAAACTTATACAAAAGTTGTAGATGACAGAAGTGTTAACAATATTGATCCAATTAGAAATAAAATTGAAACAAGACACATTAGCGGTACTAACTACACAGATATTGTTGTTACTTGTTTATTAGACTACGGAGAGCCAGCAGGTCAAGATGCATTTGATAATGCAACTGACGAAGCAAGTTCATTTATTTTTGATGAACTGGGATTAAGGGCTTATTCAACACAAGGTACAGGACGTCTGCTTACACATGTTATTTTCCATCCTGTGCAAAAATCATTGAATAGATTAATCCAAGTAGATTATACCGTAAGAATTCAATCATTATCAGGTTTTAACGAGGTTTAATAAATGCCATATACTATTCCATATACAGATGAAGCAAACAATGGTACTATTACTGTAATTGATAATACTATTGATCAAAGTACTTCAATTAAATTTCCTGGTAAAAACGTAACATCATATGGTAGTGCTATTGCTGAAAACTTCCTGCATATGCTTGAAAACTTTGCAAGTGCAACAGAACCTCCAAGAGCAACAGAAGGTCAGTTATGGTATAATACTACTCCGGGAGCAGAACAACTTAAAGTATATGACGGAACAGTTTGGGTTCCAGCAGGCGGTTTAAATAGAGCTCCGACAGCACCAGATGTTGCATTTTCTCAAACTGGTGATCTTTGGGTTGACACAGATAATCAGCAACTTTATTTAAACTCAGGTTCTGGTTGGGTACTTGTTGGTCCTACATTTAGTGATGGTTTAGCAACAGGTGCAACACCTCTAACATTAACAGGTGTTGATAATCAGGATTATACAGTTTTACAGGTAGAAGTTGAAGCACAACCTGTAGCAATTATTTCTGCAGATACCTTTACACCTAAAGTAGTTATACCAGGATTTACAGTTATTAATCCAGGTATAAATTTATCCACAAGAGATTTTACAGGAGAAGGCGGATCTCCTAAATTTTATGGCACAGCAGAAAAAGCAGAAAACTTAATTGTTAATAATACTCCTGTTGACGCTGGTAACTTTTTACGTGGTGATGTAAGTAGTACTACGCTATTTCCTGTAACAGTACAAAATAATACAGGTTTAATTATTGGTACAGATGCGGCACTAAACGTAGGTGTTGACGGCCAAGCTGGTGTTATTAGACACCAAATTGAAGGCTCTAATATTGATTTACAAGTTAAAAATTCTGGTTCAACTCGTACAGTTTTGCGTGTTGATTCTAATTTGCGTGTAGGTATTAACAATCTTGCTCCAGACGAAGCACTTGATGTTATTGGAAATATTCAAACAGATTCAGACTTATTTGTAAATGGCACTACACAGAGTTCTACAATTAATACAGGAAGTGTTATTGTTAAAGGCGGCGTAGGTATTGCAAGAAATTTAAATGTTGGCGGCAATACACAAGTATTAGGAATTACTACATTAGGACCAACAATTCCAGATGGCAATAACACAAGAGATTTAGGAGCACCTGCTTCTAAATGGCGTAACATTTATTCAACTACATTTATTGGTAACTTAACTGGTAATGTTAACGGTACTGTATCAGGTATTGCAGGTTCAGCAAATAAATTAACATCTGCAAGTTCGTTTAGAATTGCAGGTGACGTTGCAACAACAGAAGATGTAGTATTTGACGGACAAACCGGCGGATCGTTAAAAACATTCCAAACAATTATTTCAAATGAGATTGTTTCTGGTAAGGATGAAACGTTTGAATCTCAAATTGACGACGAATTACTTATTAACAGAACTACAGGTAATACTGGATTATATAAAATTTCAAGACGTAACTTATTAGATTCAGTGCCAACTAATCCGCCAGGGGTTGTATTGCCATATGCAGGTTCAGCAGTTCCACAGGGTTGGTTACTATGTGACGGAAGTGAAGTAAGAATTTCAGAATACGGATTACTATTTGAAGCTATTGGATATTCTTTTGGAGCTCGTGCTACAATTACAGCAGGATTTTTTAAAGTCCCAGACTTAAGAGGTAGATTGCCTCTTGGTGCAGATAACATGGGTGGCCAAAGTGCAGATACTGTTACCGCAGATTATGCAGACGGTGTTGGACAGATTGGCGGATCAGAAACAGAAAATATTGCAGTTGAAAATTTACCAGAACACAAGCATGATATGAGAGGCGACAGCGGCGATCAGTACTATGGCATTAGAGATATTAGCGGCACACCAAATGATAACGAAGCTATCGTTTATGACGCACCTAATGCAAGCGGCAACGGCCAGGCTCTACCAAACAGTGGTGGTATTTTAACTGATGCAGAAGAATTAGGTATTCCGTTGAATATTATGAATCCAACATTAACGATGAATTATATTATTTGGACAGGCAGGGTATAATCAATGAGCTATAAATTAAATAAAACTGATGGCGAACTTTTAGTAGAATTAGCAGATGGTATCATTGATAATTCCACTACTGACATAACGTTAGTTGGTAAAAATTATAAAGGTTTTGGCGAGTTTATAAACGAAAACTTTATTAAAATGGTAGAAAATTTTGCCGGAACTAATACTCCAGGCAAACCATTAGTAGGTCAATTATGGTATGATACTGGCCAAGCACGATTGAAATTATATGATGGAAGTACTTTTAGAACTGCTGGCGGACCAATAGTATCAAATACTCAACCAGATATGGTTGCAGGTGATATTTGGATTGACAACGAAAACAATAAAATGTATTTCTTTGACGGTACAGATTTAGTACTTGTAGGTCCTGAATATGATGCGGCACAAGGACAAACTGGATTTGAAGTAGCATCAGTTATTGATATTTCAGCACGTGAACGTGTTGTTCTTAAAATATGGATTGGTGGTACATTATTTGGTGTAATTACAAAAGAAGAATTTTTACTTGCAGGTGAAAACAAAATACCTGGATTTCCTGATGATGAAGATGATATTGTTATACCAAAAAGACAAAAGTACAGTCAAGGATTTAATTTAGTAGATTCAAATTTTTGGTATAGAGGAACAGCTTCAGAAGCAAGATCTCTTGTTGATACAGACGGAACTGCATACTCATCAGCTGACTTTTTACCTACAGGCGAAAATGGTGAGACAACTGGTTCTATAAAAATTAAAAATAGTGCAGGTTTAAGTATTGGTATTGCTGATACTGAATATATGACACTTAAAATTGTAGGTACAACTACTACACTTGAAACACAACAAAGTGGAACTGATGTTGCTATTAGAACAAGAAGCGGAAACCAGTTTACTGATGCTTTAAAAATTGATGCAATTAATAGTCGTATGGGCATTTTTAAAAGTGAGCCAGAATATACACTTGATGTTGCAGGAACAATGCACACATCGTCAAGTGTAATAATTGATGGCGACTTAACAGTAAACGGTGATGCCACATATGTTAATGTACAAAACTTACAAGTTGAAGATATTAATATTGAATTAGGAGTGTCAGACGGTTCAATAGAGAATGATGCAGGAGTAGACGGCGCAGGCATTATTATTAAATCATCAGAAGGAGACAAGACGTTTGTTTACGATAATAGTACAACGTCATTTGATTCAAATTTAAATTTTAATCTTGAAGCTGGAAATGAGTTTAGAATTAATGATACACTTATAGCAAGTTCTACTGAATTAGGATCAGGTATAACATTAGCAAGTGGTCTTTCACAAATTGGCACATTAGTTAATCTTAATGTAGACAACATTAACTTAGATGGAAATACTATTAGTACATCAGTTACTGGTCTAACATTTGATTTATCTGGTCCAATGAACGTATCAAATACACAAATTAAAGATGTTAATGATCCAACAGATCCACAAGATTCTGCAACTAAGGCATATGTTGATAGGGTTGTTGACTCAGAACCTGTAGTAATGGCATTAGATACTACTGGATTAGCATCTCCAAGTGCTGGAAATCCTTATACAGATGTAATTGGTATTTTAGAGACACTTTTCCCAGCATCAGAGAAAGAAGAAAATACTGTTGCAAGAATTCATTGTACATCATATACAGGTGTTGAAGTTACAGGTATTGATGTACAATCTGCTATGAGTAAAAGCTATTTGTCAGTGCTGACAGACGATTCAACAGCACAGTCGGTAGTACAAGACGTTAACTTTAGTCCAGTTGATGCACTTGCAAATTTAACACCATCCAGACAAACTATGACATTTAGGGTAACAGGTGGTGTTTGGTCTTGGATCGGAACAGCGTAATATTTACAAAAGCGATAAATATTAAATATAACAGGGGTTAGAACAGATGGCATATACTATCGACAGATACAATAGAACGGTCTTAACAGTAGTTGAGGACGGGACATTAGACCAGACTACTGACATTAAATTAGTTGGTAAAAACTATGCTGGTTACGGTGAAATACAAAATGAAAATTTTGTTTTCTTATTAGAAAATTTTGCAGGATCAAC